ACGCCCGTCCGCCAATGACCAACCGCGACAACATCCAGCGCCTCGTCGAGAAGGTCACCAGCGACCTCGCCATCGTCAAGTCGCTCGCCTCCCGGGTCGAGATGCACGTCGAAGACCTGTCGACGCTTTCCGACCTTGCTTCGGCTGCGCTCACCGAACTGAGCGTGTTCACCGATCACGTCGAGACCGCCGACGAGTCCGCCGCAGTGAAGCCCCTGCACGACCGCGTCCACGTGCTCGTCGTCCAGCTGCGTGTCCTGCGCAACACCCTAGAGGCCATGGAGAACGCCGGCGAAGCCGCCCTTGAGGACGTGCGCCGCATCTCGGCCAGCGTCGAAGAGTCCGCCCCCGAGGACGACAGCCTGTGAGCAAAGCCTGTGAACTCTGCAAGGGTGCCTGCTGTGAGAGCATCCTCCTGCCCATCGACGCTTCACCCACGACGACCGAGTTTTACTCCGCGCGTGGCTCCGTCTTCCAGATCGTCGGCCGCACCTTCGCGGAACTGCCTTCCCGTTGCCCGCACCTGTCCGGCTCCGGCAAGTGCAAGACCTACTCGAACCGTCCCGTGGCCTGCTCCCGCTTCGCCGTAGGCTCGACGATGTGCATCACGGCCATCCAGCGCCGACGCCCGGAACAGGCCGACGCCATCATGGCCCTTCTCTGACCTTTCCCACCAACCCAGAACACCAACACCCGATCACCATGCCCGACCTCATCACCGAACGCGTCATCTATGACGGCATCCAAGCGCTGAACCAATCCGGCGCTAAAGAACTGCTCAAGTCACCCGCCCATTACCAGGCGTATCTCGCCCGCACCCGCGAGGACTCTAAGGCCCTACGCGTCGGCACCGCCGTCCACAAGCTCGCCCTCGAAGGGCTCGACGCTTACAACGCCACCCACGCCATCGCCCCCGAGGTCGACAAGCGCACGAAGGAAGGCAAGGCCGAGTGGGCCGAGTTCGTAACCGCCAACGAAGGCAAGTCCATCCTGACCGCCGAGGAGGGTGCCCTCGTCGACGCCGTCGCCAACTCCGCAGCCGCCTGCATGAAGGCCAATGGCATCGTCCTCTCGAAGACCGAGGTCATGTTCACCGCCTTCATCGGCGACACGCTGGTCAAGTGCGCCATCGACGGCATCTCCGACGACGGCTACATCTACGACCTCAAGACCTGCGAGGACGCCAGCCCCCACGGCTTCCTTCAGGCCGTCCGCAAATACAAGTACGCGCTCCAGGCATACTTCTACCGCCACGCCGTCGAGTCGGCCTACAAATGCCGGGTGCTCGGCTTCCGCTTCATCGCCGTCGAGAAGGAGCCGCCCTATGCCCACGCCGTCTACGAACTCGGGCCGGAACTGATGACCCAAGCCGCGTTCGACTTCGAGAAGGCGCTGACCCTCTACAAGGAGTGCACGGCCTCGGGACAGTGGCCGGGCTACGCCCAACAGATCCAGACCATCGACATCGCCGCCAAGCCCACCGCCGCCACTAACATCAACTTCGCCTAATCCATGAACCCGCCCAACAACGACCGCCCCCCGCTCAAGTCCATCGAGGTGTCCGGCACCTACAAACTGAAGCTGATCAAGCCGAAGTTCGAGAAGGTGAAGCACAACGAAGACGGCACCTCCTCCGCGCGCCTCTTCTTCCTCGACGACCAGGGCAACTGCCTGAGCAAGTCTTACGGCTCCAAGTACGCCAAGCCCCTCGCCATGCTCGTCGGCAAGTTCGCCGGCAAGTTCACCGAGGAGATCCGCTTGGACGCCACCCCCGCCGAGTTCATGCAGTACATCGAACCGGCGTGCGGCAAGACGTGCCTCATCGGCGTCGAGGCCATCCCGAACGGCGAATGGAACGGGAAGCCCCAGTTTAAGTACAAGCTGACCTTCCCCAAGGGCTCCCAGAAGCCCGTCGTGCAGGAAGCCCCGCCCGAGAACCCTCCGTTCTAATCCCGTGACCGACGCTCCCACGCCGATGGCTCCTCCCACCCTCGTCCTGATCTGCGGATACGCGAGGGCCGGGAAGGACACCCTCGCCTCCGGCCTGCTCGAATGGGCCAACCGCCCCGCCGAGCACATCAATTTCGCCGACGCCCTCAAGGAGGCCGCGAACCATTACATGGATTATCTCGGACTCGACGGGGACTTCTTCAAGGAGGACTTCAAGGTCGATAACCGAGACTTTCTCGTGCACGCGGGGAAGTTCGCACGGCGCCTAGACCGCGATGTCTTCGCCCGTCACTTCGCCAACTGGTGCCCGGTGATGAAGCACGCTGACCAGCCAAGCCCCGAGACCGTCGTCTGCTCGGACTGGCGCTACGTCAACGAGCTGCGGGTGTGCCAGGACATCCTCTGGGAGAAAGGCTGGAGGGTGCGGACCATCTACGTCGCCACCGCTGGCGTCGGTCCGGCCAATGACGAGGAACTGGACAGCATCGCCGAAATCCGCGCGTCCCACCTGTTCGACCAAGAGTACATCTTCAAGCCGAACGCCCGTAACCAGATCATGACCGAAGGTCGCAACCTTGCAAAATCATGGAGACTCTGAACCCTGACACCATCGCTTGGGCGCGCAAGGTCGGCCTGTCGCCTGACCGCGTGGCCTTTCTCCTCGCCTGCCCGAAGTATACCCGCATCGGTCGGAACGACAAGGTGGTCTACACGAAGGCCGAGAACCCCAACCACCACCTCCAGAAGCTGGGCGACTGCTATTGGTTCCGCCTGCGTCGCCGTGGCAAGGACATCGTCGAGAACATCGCCACCGACCTCGAGACGGCACGCAAGCGCCGTGACGAGATGCTGGCGGCCTTCGACTCCGGCAAGCCCATCCCTTACATCAACGCCCGATGAGCACCCCGACCCGCTTCGTCGCTTTCGGCGACAATCACGGCGACATGGCCGACGAGAACGCCGTCGAGGCCCTGTGCGAGTTCATCAAGGATTACAAGCCGACCGTCCGCGTCCACCTCGGCGATTGCTTCGACTTCCGATCTTTGCGCCGTGGGGCTGGCAACGACGCCGAAGGGGCTGAGTCCCTCATCGCCGATGTCGAGGCCGGCGAGGACTTCCTCGAGCGCACGAAGCCGACCGTCTACCTGATGGGCAACCACGAGCACCGGGCGCTCGCTCTCCAGCATACCTCGGGCTCTGCCCTGGTTCGCGACTACTGCGCCGATCTCTACGCCCGCATCAAGACCGCCGCGAAGAGCTGCGGGGCGAAGACCATCCTCGACTACCACGCAGAGAAAGGCGTCTACCGCCTAGGCCCTGTTGCCTTCGTGCATGGCTACGCACATGGCGTCAACGCCACTCCCGAACAGGGACGCCACTACGCTGACCGAGGCGGCGCTCTGATCCACGGGCACACCCACACCCTAAGCCAGGTCAACCTGACGAAGGCCGAAGGCGGGGCCGCGTTCAGCGCCGGCTGTCTCTGCCAGAAGGACGCCATGGCCTACGCGTCGCACAGGCTTGCCACCTCCCGCTGGGGCTCAGGCTTCGCAGCAGGCTGGGTCGACGGCAAGGACTGGAAGGTCTGGCTCGTCCACCGCGTCGGAAGCCGATGGGTCTGGACGACAGACCTCAAGGTCTTCACCCCGAAATCCAAATGAGGCGCTTCGACCCTCTCGCCCTCATCAAGGCGCTACGCTCCGAAGGCGACATACCCGCCCCCAAGGGCTGGTTTACCGTCGACCAGATCCGCGAAGAGCTGCGGATGGCTCACACCCGCAACGCGTCCTCCCGTGCCCTCGACCTCTACCGCCGCGGCCTGCTGGAACGCCAGCCCCATCAGTTCAAAGCTAGGACCGGGCAGTGTCACATGGCTTATGTCTACAAGCCCGTCCCGCCCTACCGCACCATCGCCGAGGCCGCGACCCGAGTCTTCGAGCACCAGGAGGAAACCGTCCCCAACGGCTGGGTACGCATCGTCGACGTCGCCGTGAAGGTCAAACTCTCCGACGTGTCCGTACGCTCCCGCATCGCCCGGGCAGGACTCAAGCCCCGTTACTTCAAGACGCGTCGCGGTATCATTGGCATCCACCGCAACGCCTACTACCTCGAGAGCGCCGTAATGGCTCTCTTCCGCTAAAGCACCTTGACCTCGGGCACCCACGCGCCCAAACCCAAACCTTCTTCTTCCATGACTCCTCCGAACAACGTGCCGGCGGAACGCCACCTCCTCGGCGTCCTCCTACGCGAAGCCTTCCCGCTACCGGGCGACCTCAAGCCCTCTGACTTCTTCGAGCCAGCCCATCAGGACATCGTCTCCGCGATGCTCTCCCTCGGCGCCGACGGCATCATCGCCGACGAGCTGACGGTCAGCCAGAGACTCCGAGACATGGGCTCGCCTATCGACGCGGCCACCGTCTCGCTCCTGGTCAGCGATGTCGGCCAGTCCACCTACCGACCTGAGCACGCCGACCTGATCGCCGACACGGCCATCCTTCGCCGTGCCTTAGACGCCGCCAAGCAGGCCACCGACCCCGACACGCTCCTCGACCACTATGCCACCCTCGCCGAAACCCGCAAGGGTCGCAAGAAGGCCGGAGGTCCGCAGCGGATGGACTTCGACGCCCTGCTCTCCTTCGAGCGCAAGGAGGACCCGTCCTGCATCCTTGGCTCGCACCGCTGGCTCTGCAAAGGCGGCTCGATGCTCATCGTCGGTCAGTCGGGCACGGGCAAGTCGTCCCTG